GTATCTCTTATGATTAAAAGATTAACGACCTTGACCTCTGTAGGCTTTTTTAAAACCGTTCTGTCCTTTACTTGCATTTTTGGAGTGTATTCCCTTTCGTTTCTTTTTAACGCTCTTAAAAGAGCTTGTAACAACTTTACGAGCCATCTAGTTATTTTTATCAAATTGAATGAATTTATATATAGTATATGCTATTGAAAGTATTAGTGCAATAAAACTTAGTATTTCATTTGCACTTGCTAGAGTAAACCCAATAGCTGAAAAATTAGCTAACCCTACTTGTAGAGTATCTTTTACTTCTGTCATTTTGTTTAGTTTTTTTATCTAAGTAGGATTTTAACTTAGTAACGTTTTTAGTTTTCGGTTTATAGTGTCTTTTCATTATGAGTAATCAGAAGCGTTTAAAAAGTTTCTCAATGTAAGTTTAGTTCCCTGTCTCATTGGTCTTTCAAGGTTCATCGAGTTATAGTATGCATTTTGGTCTGCTGAAATGTCTGCTCCTGAGTTCGTGTTGTATTCAGGAAAAAGAGTTATGTTGTTAGTTACATAAGCAATTAGACGTTCTGTGTAATACTCAGATGTGTTCCTGATTTCTTCTCTAAGGTGTTGAGCTTCTTCCGTACTAAGACTATTTCCCGTTTCACTTATTTTGCTATAAATATTTCCGTTCTCTATCTTAAATCTTAAAAAAGGGATTGCGTGATAAAAAGCCCAATTCGGTAGCATATCACCAATGTAGTCATCAACTAAAGTTTTGTAAGCTTCATTCCCTACATTACCTATTGTTCCTGCTGTAATTAAACTTTCTAACTTTTGATACAAGTCAGTTCCGAGTTTAGGTTCAACATAAAGTTTTTGTGCCTGTAATACATAAGGCAATAGTAAGTCGGTACTTAAATTTAAGTTAATTGCAGTGCTTGATTTAAGCTTGCTTTCTGATATGAATAATACGTATGACATTGTTTATCTAGGTTTTAAAAATCCGTTGTTCTTCATTTTCTTAGGTGGTGTTGCTACCAACTTATCGTTCTTCTTAGCAGTAAAGCCTTCAGACCTTGCTTTAGTGTAGCCAATCATATCAGCGTCTTCTATTTTAGTTGTCTTACTTTCTCCTATTACAGTCTTAAATATTCTTCTGCTCCAAAAGTGATGACAATTACCTCCTCCTTTGTAAAGCCAAATTGAGTAAGTATCTGAATTTCCTTTAGGACCCCAACCTTTATTAACTTCCTTAGAACCCATATTAATTATATCTTCCTTTCTGTAAAGCTTTTTAGCTGCTGTCATTTTCTTGCAGAAATCTCTTTTTTCTCCTGTCTTACTAGTCAAAAAGTTATCTTGTGAATATACATAACGAACTCTAAAGTAATCAAAAGACTTTTTAGATAGTCCGTCTTGCTCTGACTTACGACTTGGAATAGCTCTACCTGTTGAAGCTAGTTCTAACTTCTCATTCATTAATTCGTTTAATACTTCTTCATAGTTAAAGTCTTGATGTTCTCCATCTACTACTTCTTCTTCTATTAATTCCCATTCTTCAGGAATGTCTTCTCCAAACTCCTGAATGAATTTATCTAGCTCTGTTGCTTCAGTATGTCCTTCACAAGCCATATAGACTTTCTTACCTTCTAGTTCGTGTTCGTGATACCCTTCGCACCCTAAAGACTTTGCACTTTCTAAGGCTTCATCTATTGTGTCAAATACAGGTTTTCCGTCTATCATTCCAACTTTAGCAAATTCTTCTTTAAAGTCTTCTCTTACTTCTACATCAGCTAAAGGTTTTAATCCAACTTCTTCTCTTATTTCATCTTCAGTCATTACTCCTTTTAAGTCCTCAGAAGTAAATTCTACTGTAATAGGTTTTAATTGTACAAACTGAACAGGTAAGTCCATATTGTTTACTGAGAATATAGTCTGTAAAGTATTTAAGATATGTAATTGAAACGGCTTTACAACTGTATTAAGATAAAAGTTCCCTGCTGCATTAAGTTCATCTACATTAGAACCTAAACCTGTATCAGATTTAATACCCATAAGCATAGGAGACGTTACACGGTGTCCTGTAAGTATGTTTTGAACTAATAGCTCTTGTAGTGCTAAGTATTGCTTATCTGCGTCAGAAACGCTTATAGGAGTTATTTCAGGTGTTCTAGTCTTATCATCTGAGAACGTTAAAATAAACTTCCCTGAGTTTGAAGCTCCTGTAAATTTCTCTACTAAACTTTGTTCTATCTGTCTTCTTTCCTCTTGCGTAGGAATACCATTAGCAAAAGAAACAAAATAGCTCCCACTAAATCCATTTTCTATATTGTTTAAATGAAACTCTGCTACCTTTTGGTCTACTAAGCACCAATTATTAGCCGCTAAATAGTCAGGTGTATGATAGCAATCCATATTAGGACTGTAAGCACCTGTATAAAGTAACTGACTTCCTGAAGTTCTATCGTTAACATTAAAAGCATTAATAGGGTATGGTTTATTTGTCCTAGTGTTTGCCCAATCAGCACTTATATAGTAACAGTCTACCTTACCCATTGCATTTGGTCTTCCTGCCCTTACACGCTCTACAGGTACGTGATACACCTCTGCTATTTCTGTTCTTTCTCTATTCCATACAATATGCAAAGCGTATGCTCCTTGAAGTTTAAAATCAAAAGCTACTTTCTTTATTACTTGGTGTAAACTTTCGTTGGAATTAGCGTGTCTTAAAAACTTCTTAAGCTTTACGTAACTTTCTAAATTTGTATCTTCTTCTTCAGCTATTAAGTCTTCTCCTGCTATCATTTCAGCTGTAGCATTAATAATTGCAGCGTGTGTACTAGAATTGTAATATAAGTCAATTAAGAACTGAGGGTAAAGGTTTCTCCAATCTTCTGTTCCGTACTCTATGTAATCACGTCCTCTTACTTCTTGTACTATTGGAGCTGTTGATGTTTCTAAGTTTATACTAAGTATTTTATCCATTTTATTCTATTATTAATTCATCAGGGTCTACATCTGTACCTTCTGCGTTCTTTTCATAACCTAAGAACGAATGTACACAATTTACAGGAAATAACTCGTGTATTCCAAAGTCAAATTCTTCTGTAGTCATTAGGTCGTAAAATACTCCATCATAATAAATAGGAGGAGTTAATTCTTTACCATCTTTATCATAAGTTGCAGGTACTTCTACTATCTTACCAAGATACACTATTGCTTGTGTTCCATTTCTGTAAACATCTTGAGTAACTCCTTCTTCAGTTATTACTTCATAAGTACCTTTAGCAAGTAAGTCAGCATCTCCTTGTGCTTTTGTGTCGTATTGTAATTTATATATATTCATATTATGAAGTTAATGCTGCTAGTTGAGTATCTGTTAGTGCTGTATCGTAGACTTGTAGTTGTTTTACTTTACCGAAATATTCACTTCCTGCACCATCACCTTCATTAAATTGCATTTCAGTTAAAACTCCTGCTCCAAAAGATGTTGCATCCGTACTTGTAGCAACCTCAGTTCCATTAATCCATAAAGCAAAATCTCCTGCTTTCCATTTGTATGCTATCTTTAAAAAATTAGTGATAGTGTAGGAATTGTCATTTATATTCCCATTAGTTGCACCACTTACTTGTATAAATCCCTGAACTCTATTACTAGCATTGTCATATCTTAAGACTACTCTATTAGTGTTAGTGCCATCTGACAAACTTATTACCCTTCTTGTACTATCATCACTTAGAGCAGCCATTTCAACAAATAAAACTCCTTCAGGACTATTAATCAAACTACCTATACCATCTCTTGTGAAGATGTCTTGGTTTCTTGTAACAATACCTGATACTGTTGGAATTAAGGAAGTTGCATAAGAACCTACTTCTAACTGAAAATTAGTTACTGTTCCTGATACAGTTAAAACTAAAGAACCTGCCGTTGGGGTAAATATTAAATCTACTCTATCATTAACACCTGTACCTGTTAATGTTGCTGAATGTGTACCGCTTAAAACTATTGAGCCTGTTCCATAAAATGATAATGCATATTCTACAGCCGTTACTGTTCTTGTTTGAGTTACTGCTACATCACTAGGAAATACAATATTAGTCCTCATTGGCTCTGCTAATATATGTGGACAACCTCCTCCTGTGTAGTCTATACGAGGTACGTTATCTCTTGTAACTTCTTTTACTGATACGTTGTTTATATTACCTGTAAAATTACTTGCTCCATATATATAGAGAAGAGTATTACCTGATGATATTGATATAGTTTCTGTATGAGTACCATTTACACTTTTTAGTGATGTACTTTGAGAGCCTCCTAAATATATTTGAACACTACCTTGTGAATAATCTGATATTGTATAACTTACTTGAAAAGTTTTACCTACAAATGTATATCCTGATTGAGTTGTAGAAACTGCGTTTACGTTAGAAGCATTAAGATTTCCCTCACTTATAGTCCAACCTGTTCCTTTTGTCCAATCACTATCTGTTGCAAAATCTCCATTAGTAACTAATTCTGTATCTGAAACAATCTCAGCATAATTTACTAAACCATTCTCATCTACTCTTGTAGCAGCAGTTGCTCTAGTAACATCCATATCTGCATCTCCATTACTAGGAATAACTGCATACAATTCTCCTGCCTTATATCCATTAGGAGTTACTACAATACTTACATCATCTAATAAACTCATGCTATATTACTTAAAATTGTTAATTGTGCTTCTAAACAAGCCTTAGCTTCAAATACACCTCCATCAGCAACAACCCTAACCTTAAAGTCATTTACTTGCTTTTGTACAGGTGTTAATCCTCCTTTATTACTAGAAGGTAAAGACATTCCTAGTGCTAACTTCATTATATTACTTGGTCATAGTAACAGATAGCAATACCACTTGTAAGCTGAATATCTGTTACTGCAAGAAATAAAGTAGTTCCTGCTGCTAAAGTTTCTCCGTCTAAATTGCTTAAATCACTTCCTGCTGCTGATGTAGCATTAGTAGCCGAAATACTTAATATTTCACTTTCTGTAACGAAGTGAACACAGTAGTAATCCTTACCTGTCATTGCTGTTGTATTGATAACATCACATCTATTTTTTCCTAGTTGCTCAGTTAATAATTGTTGTACGTTGTCTATTGCCATTTTTTTTTATTTTATTGTCCGTAATATATATAATTCGTTTCTGTTGGTGCTTCTCTTTGTGTGTATTGAACTTGCTGCGTTCCATCTTTTTCTGATAGATACATTTTGCCTTTAGTTACTAATCCTTGTACTACTCCCTTACTGTCAGCAGGAGGAGTTAAAACATCATCTTCTGTTGCAGGAGCATTTCCTGAACTAACTGTAACTGTTCCTATCCAACTAACCTCATAAACTTCATACTTCCAATACCCTGAAGGTAAAAAGTTAATCTGACCTGCATATAAATTTGGAGTTAATTGATAAACAAATAGTGCTTCTGTAAATCTTGCTTTTATATTTTCAATAAAAGCGTAAGCATAATGAACTGACTTATCCATATCATTTGTAAACTTAAACAAATGTCTTATTTGAGTAGAAGCTACAGAAGTATCTATACGATTATCCTCAGTCTGCACATTTATCTCTAAGTTTGTTTCAGTTATTGCTTGTATCATAGTTAGTTTGTCTGTTATATAATAGAAATAAGCTGAATTTATTTGTATTCAGTTAGTAATAAAAAGAAAAAGGTGAGCCTAAGCCCACCCTAATCAAGAAATATATAAGAAAACTACTAAGATGTAACGATTGGAATTTGTGCTCCTGAGTCAATGTTGTCAAAAGGAGTTGCCGTGTAATCTAAAAGCATTGGAAAAGGTTCTGCTTCCATACCGTCAAATGTCAGAGTATAACC